TCACGGCGCCGCCACCGCCTTCTCCAGTTGCTCTAGCTGACTGGCACTCTGCCGGGCGGCGCCGAGATCGGCGGCGAGCAGGGCGAGAGCCTCAGGCAGGCCAACATCCGAGGCGGCGTCATCAGATTGGCCGGGGGCGACACGGGCGCGAACATCAGCGGGGTCGGCGCCGCTGGCGGCGGCGTCGAGCAGCCGGACAAAACCCCAAGGCAGAACACAGGCAGCAGCAGCTTTCGGCGTGACATAGACGGGCACCTCTTTCAGCACGGTTTGAATCTGGCTTTCGGTGGCGGCCTGCGCCACGGCGTGGGTTTTGGCGGCCGCCTCGCCCGCATTGATCTGCGCCTGGCGCGCTGTCAGCGCCGCTGCCTGCGCCCTGGCATCGGCCAGGTCGCGGGCGCCAAGCTGCTGCGTCAGCGCCGCGACCTGCGCCTTGAAGCCGCCGCCGAGCAGCGGCAGGCCCTCGATGCGCGCGCTTTGCCAGGCCAGGCCCAGCGCGAACAGCATCGCCAGCGCCGCCAGGATGGGTCCGGCCAGCTTGCCGCCCAGCCAGGTGAGAAGTGTCGCGATCATGGCCGCTCCTGCCTGACCAGCCGACCGCCGATGCCCAGCAGCAGCAGGCCCACCGAAACCGCCATCACCAGCTTTTCCGGAAAATGACTCTTGATGTCATCCGGCATCGCCGCCCAGGCCGCCTGGATCGCCGCCGTCAGCGCCATCGCCTGCAGCGAGAACCAGCGCCACGCGCTTCGCCATTCCTCAACCAGCATCATGGGCCGCCTCCAGCGCCGCCACGCGGCGACCCAGCGCTTCGACCAGCGCGTAAAGATCCTTCACCCCCCACAGCGCCAGGTGCGCGAAGGGTTCGGCGGAGGCCTGCCATGCCTCCTCCGCGTCCGCGGGCCGGGTGACGCCCTGGTGGTTGGGCATCACCGCGAAAGCCTGCTGCGCCAGCACGCCGAAGCCGGGCGCGCCGCTGTCCTTCCAGGTGAAGTCGCCGACCCAAAGGGCGCGGATGGCGTCGCGGTAACTGGCCTGCTGCGGCCGCACCGTCTTCAGCCGCGCATCCGAACTGGTGTTGTAGGCGGTGGCGCTGCCGGTGGTGGTGATGGAGCCGACATTGGTCGCGTGGTTGTAATAGAAGCTCGCCAGCTTGCCGCTGGCCTGATCGACATTAGCCAGCAGGGCGTTGCCGCTGGCGCCGGTCGCGTTGGCGGAAACCGCCGTGGCGGTGGCGGTGACGGCCGCGATCTTCGCATCCCCCGACCAGCCGCCATTGGCGGTGGTGCCGACCAGGAAGCTGCCGTCCGCCGCCATCGCCCATGCCTGGGTGCCCCCGGAATAGAAATTGTGGGCGGTCCAGGAGGTGCCGACCCCGTGTTGCAGGACCGTGCCGGAGGAGGAGAGGATCATGTTCCCGGCGGTCGCCCCATCGGACATGTGGCTTGCAAACAGCGTGCGAACGCGATGGCTGCCGTCACCGACATCCATGCCGGCATCCACTGTCGGCGCCAGGCTGGTGCTGAAGGTCAGCGCCGCCGCCGCCAGGGTGCCGGTGAAGCTGGGGCTGGCCATGTTGACCATGCGGCCATCGGCGCGGCTGTAGCAGCGGCAGCGCCAGTTGCCGCTGCCATCGGAAGCGAAGATCGCCGTGTCGCCCGCCGCGGTGACGATATTGGCGCCGCCGGGCAGGACCAGGCTGGCGGCGTTGTGCGTCAGGGTCAGGGCGCCGGCGAAGCGCACAAGGCGCAGCCGGTTCGCGGCGGCGCCGAACGCGGTGATGGTGGTGGTGCCGGTGACCTGCAGGAAGAGCGATCCCGCCGCGCCCAGATCGCAGGTCGCGGCCGAGGCGACACTGCTTTCGCTGGCGCTGATCAGCGCGTTCCAGTCGATCCAGACGCCGCCGCAATAGACGATGAAGCTGTTGCTGCCTTCGACAAAGCCGCGCAGGCCGTTGAAGGGCGTCAACATGACCCAGCCGCCGTCGCGGCAGGTGGCGATCTTGTAGGCATAGCCGCTCCAGCCGCCGGTCGGCGCGGCGCCGGTGAGATAAGCGTCGCCGTCGGCGGGCGAAGCGGGCGGGGTGTTGACGAACTGGCCCTTGAGATAAAGGTCGCTGAAGGCATCGATGCGGCCAAAGGCATCGGCCACCGTGTCGGCATACAGTTCGGGCGTATCGGGCAGGTCGGGCAGGCCCAGCCGCGGCGTGCTATCTGACATAGAGATTTTCCTTCTTCTGCCGTCCGCGTCCGGTCACGGACGAAAGCTGCGTGACATTCACTGTGAGCGGATTGGGCAGGCCGGCGGGGAAATCCGCCGCCTGCTGCGCCGCCGTGTAGAGCTGGCTGTGCTGCGGCACTCCGGGATAAGTCCGCACCACCGCGCCGCCGGAATCGCAAATTTCCAGGTCGTAGGCCTCGCGCGTTTCGCTCATCGGCATCACCACCTGGGTGAGATGGGCGCTTGAGGGATCGCGGTCGCGCCGCAGCCAGGAAATGACGAGGTCGCCCGCTTCCCACGCATGGCGCACCTGACAGGGCGCCAGCGGGGTCAGCGCGGCGGCTTCGAACGACAGTTGCGCCTGCTGCCAGGCGGCATCGCTGGTCGGCAGCGAGGCCGGCCCCCAGCGGTAATAAAACGGCAGCCGCGCCTGCGCCCGCGTCAGGCCAAGCTGGGCGAGCGCCCCGTCCAGCACCACCACCCGCGCGCCCGCCGCCACGGGCGCGCGCATCTGCACCTCGCTGCCGCGGCGGCCACGCCTGAGCTGCGTCAGGGTATAGGCGCCGGGCCCGGTCAGCGCAGCGGCGACGAATTGCAGCACTTCCCAGCCGCCATCTGCGTTCTGCACCGCCAGCGTATTGGCGCCGCCAAAGACTGCCGCTTCCGCCGACGACGACAGCGCGCCATGGGTGAGCTTCACCTTCAAACTGTTGACGCGGTCCCAGTGCCCGGCGGGGCCGGACCAGAAATCCTGCGTGGTGACGCCGAAGCTGCACGGTTTGGTCAGGGTCGCGTCCAGCGCGTAATTGTCGCCGCTGGCGCTTTTCATCAGGGCCACGCTGCCCGGCCAGGGATCGGCATAGGCGGCGATGAACGGCGCGCTGGTGTTCTGGCCATCCACCAGCCACGGCAGATCGAGAAAGAGCAGCAGCGCCCGCCCCGGTATCGTCAGCGCCTGGCGCAATTGCGGCGGCGAGGCGGGGGCGCTGCTGGCATACAGCGTGGGATCGGTCGCCACCGCTTCGAGGACGCGCACGCCGGCATCGGCGATGCTGGTGAGGCGCAGCCGGTGCTCGCGCCCGCCCGCGGTCAGCAGCACTTCGTCCGCCGGCTCCAGCGCCAGGCGCGACGGCGGCAGGGCGAAGCTGGCGCTCTCGCGCATCACCCAGGCATCCTGCAACAGGATTTCGCAGATCGCAGTGGCCTGGCCCTGGTCCATCACGATGGGCAGGCCGGAAGTGGCGACGCGCAGCGAGGCGCCGGTGAGCCGCCGGGCTTCGACGCTGCCGGCGGCATAATCCTGGCCGCCGTCTATATAAGTGATACGCGACGCCTGGGGCAGGTCGCTTTCCTGGGCGCGAACGAAACTGGCGCCGGGATGCGAAGCGCCGTCCGCCTGCGCCAGCCCGTCCTGGGAAATCGCCTGCGCCGAAGCGCGCCCGCGCGTCACGAAACGCAATACGCCTTCACTTTCCATTGCGTCGAAACCAAAAGCCGTGGCCAGCGGCGTCAGTGCGTCGCGGGCGCTCATCGTATCGGTGACGGCATAGCCGGTGACCAGGCCGTCCAGCCCCGAAACGTCATAGGCAGCGAGCCCTGCCCGTTCGCACAACGCCGCCACCAGCCCGGCCAGCGGCACCGCGCCCAGCCTGCCGTTCAGCCAGTGGCCATATTGCCAGTTGGGCGCGTCGCCCCAGACCGCGTCCAGGGCCGGAAACCACGGCCAGGGCCGCGCATCCCAGCACCAGACATGGGCGCGCTCCAGCATCGGCGCGTGATAGACGGTGGAAACGGGATTGTTCGCCGCATCGGCCCAGAACGCGGCATGCGCTTCCAGGAAGCGCCGCTGCGCCAGGTCGTCACGGACGCCGGCGGAAAAATACGGCAGGGCGCTTTCGCTGGATTTGGGATCGAAGAAGACATTGGGCTGGTTGGCGCCCTTGTCGATGGCGGGGCAGCCCAGTTCGGTGAAGACAATGGGCTTGGCTTGCGGCACCCAGGCGGTCGGCGTGGCGCTTTCGCTGCCATCGGGGCGGTCATGGTGAAGATTGCTCCACCAGTTCCATAGATCCTTGGCCCGCCAGACCCACGGCTTGTCCAGCCCATCGGCGATGGGCGTGCGGGTCTGGCTGAGGCGGTCGGCGTCGCTGGCGTAATACCAGTCATAGTCCTCGCCGCCGCGAATGTTCGCTTGCAGATAGGCGGTGTCATAAATCGACGGGGCGATGGCGGCATCCAGATGGGCGCTGCCGTCGCGCCAGTCGGCCAGGGGCAGGTAATTGTCGATGCCGATGAAGTCGATATTGGCGTCGGCCCAGAGCGGGTCGAGATTGAAGCGCACGCTGCCGCCGCCGCTCTGGTGGTTGCTGTATTCGCTCCAGTCGGCCCCATAGGAGATGCGGGTGCCGCTTCCGACGATGGCGCGCACATCGCCAGCCAGCGCCTGCAGCGCCGCCACCGCCGGATAGGTCGAAGCGTCCGAACGCGCCCGCGTCAGCCCGACGAGTTCCGAGCCGATCAGGAAATCATCGACCCCGCCGGCATCGGCGCAAATTTGCGCATAATGCAGCACCATGCGCCGCCAGCCCTTTGGTCCGCCGAAGAACGACGCCACCTCGTCCGCGACCGCGCCGGTCTGGTCGGTCGCGGCGGGAATGATGCGCCCGCGCCAGGGATAGGCGGCCTGCTCGGCGCCGCCATAAAGATCGGGCAGCGCATTGCCTGCGGCGATATCCATGAAAAGAAAAGGATAGAAGACGACGCGCAGCCCGCGGCGCTTCAGTTCGCCGATAGCGGCGGTGACGCTGGCGTCCGACGGCGTGCCGCCATAAGCGGGGCGGCCATCCACCTGGCTGACCAGACGGGCGTCGGCCCGCGCCACGCCGGCCACTTCCCACGCTTCCGGATAGGTGGTCTTGTCCAGGGTCTCGACGCCGGGGCAGATGGCGATGCTGCCGGCGCGCAGATCGTCGCCGAACCAGCCCACCACCAGCGCCACCGTATCCAGGTTCGGCGCCATTGCCTGCAGTTCGTCCAGCGCGGCGATCAGGTCGGCCTGGCCGCTGACGCCATGGACATTCTGCCAGACCGTGCCGCCTTCGCCGTCATCGGCCGCCACGCCTTCGGTGGCATAGACGAATTCGCCCGCGCCGGGGATCAGCGCCACGGCCGTGAGGCGGCTTTCCAAGTCGCCCGCGCCCAGCTGCGGCCGGAAGATTTCGAACTGCAGTTGCGGAATGCGGTTGCCGAAATCGGCCAGCGCCATATCCTCGAACACGACATGGCAAAGGCCGCGATAAGCCGGCGTGTTGTCCGCGCCTTCAATCTCGGCGATGACGGGATCGGCGGTTTGCGCCTCGTCGCCGGCATGAAAACGCCAGGTGCAGCGCGACAAATCCAGCAGCGTGCCATTGGCCCAGACCCGCCCCAGCCGCGCACCCACGCCTTCGCAGAGGCCGACGGCGAAGGAGATGGAATAGGTGTAGTCGGTTTCGGTGACGCTACCGGCCGGGCCGCCCTTGCCGCCCTGCGATGTGGTGGTGGTGACGGCGGTTTCCCTGAAGCGGCTGGCCCAGATCACCTGTCCCGCCAGCCGCACACGGCCATGGATCGCCGGAATCGGCGCGCCTTCCTGCGACGCCTGGAGCGACAGGTCCGTAAGGCGCGGGCCCTGGCGGGTGACAGCACGGCCCGGCGTCAGCGCCGCGTCGATCTCGCTGCCGGCCAGCGCGCCGATTGCGCCGCCGATCTGCGCCCCGGTGAGGGTGGCGCCCAGCACCGAGATGCCGTCGCCCAGCAGGGCGCCGCCGAGCGCACTGCCCGCGACGCCGAGAAGAAGAGATGCCATGTTGGAACGTCCAAAAGAAAAAGGCGGCATCGCTGCCGCCCGAAAAACCCGCTTCGCGCCGCCGTCAGGGCGTGATGCCCATGTCGGCAAATTCCTTTGCCACCCCCGGCCTCAGCGCCAGCGCCGCGGCAACGTCCCTGGCGCCGCCACGATCACCCGCGCGCTTGCGGGCGATGCCGCGGGCGTAGAGCGAGGTGTCGGACTGCGGCCGCGCCTTGAGCGCCGCGTCATAGTCGGCGATCGCCGCCTTGTAATCACCGAGGCGGAAATGAACCAGGCCGCGCGAATCCAGAAAGGCGGGATTCCCCGGTGACCGCGCCAGCGCTTGTCGCAATCTTTCAGCGCCTCCGGCAATTCATGATTCCAGACCGCCCGATACCAGCAGCGGCCATTCAGCCCGACCGGCAACGGCGCGCGGCGCAGCGCCTCGCTGATGTCCGCCACGGCGCGGTCATAGCGCTTCAGCCCGGCATCCGCCGCCGAGCGGGCATACAGAGCGGCGGGGCCGGCGCCCAGCGCGAAGGCCCTGTCATCGCTTGCAATGGCATCCTGATAGTGTGCGTCCCGGACCTGGCATTGCCCCAACAGGATCCAGGCATTGCTGTATCGGGCGTTGACCGCCAGCGCCTTGCGATAAAATCCTTCCGCCTGGCCGCAGTCGCCGTGCTGGGCATGAAATTGTCCCAGCAGGGTCAGGACTGGGGGTCCTTCGGCGCCAATCTCTCCGCGCTGGCGAAATCGGCCTGTGCCTTCTGCGGCTGACGCATCCGGTCGTAAAGCGTACCGCGCACGGTCAGGGCATAGAAATCGCCGGGCCGCAGTTTCAGGGCGCTGGCGAAATCATCCAGCGCCTTCTGGTTCTGGCCCAGGTTGAAATAGCAGATCGCGCGATTGGAATAGGCGGCCTGGTACCCGGGGCGAAGCTTCAAGGCGTCATCGAAATCCGCTGCCGCCAGGGCGAATTGGCGGGCCTGCACACGGGCGACGCCGCGCTTGAAATGTAGCAGGGCCAGTTCATCCGGCGCACCCCGCCCCGCCGCGATCAGAACCGTGCAGGCGGCGATGATCCGTTCGGGGGTGTTGCGGTCGCGATATTGGGCCGTCTCCACGCAGGCCGCGCGCTGCCGCGCCGCCTCCTGCATGCTGCCGTGCTGGAACAGCAGCCAGAGCGGCATCACAATGCACACCGCCACATAGCCTGCGATGGTCGCGATCTTGGCGCGCGTCATGGCCACCCCCGGAGATGGCGTATTCTATTCCCCGGCGCCGCCAAAGTCATGCGGCACGCGGAACAGGGATGCCAGCCGCGCCCGCCAGAAAGGCGAGAAGGGCTCCTCGCGCACCACGCGGCTCTGCCGCGCATGAATCAAGGTGAGGCCGCCGCCGCGTTGCCCCACAATGCCGCAATGGCGGGCGGGCGCGCGGCTGCCCATGCGGAACAGGGCGACATCGCCCGCCGCCATATCGCGCAGCGCCACCGGCGCCAGATGCCGCGCCAGGCCGTCGCGCAAGGTCTCGCCGCCGCCCGCGCCCCAGTCGGAAGCATAAGCCGGCACTGTTTCAGGTTCATCGCCATGCATCTCGCGCCAGACCCCGCGCAACAGCCCCAGGCAATCGCAGCCCACCCCGCGCAGGCTGGCCTGGTGCTGGTAGGGCGTGCCGATCCAGCCGCGCGCAACAGTAATAATGTCAGTTGCCATAGCGGCTGCCGCCGTCGAGCGGCTGGTTCGCGGCCGGCGCCGCCAGCACCGCGTCATTGCCTGGCATGGTGGGAAAGCCGCGGAAGTTGGCGGCGTTGGCAAAGCGGTCGCGGCAGGTGGCGAAATTCTTGTCGCAACCGGGCGTGATGATGAAGGTGTCGCCCGCCGTCACCGCCTCGCTCATCGCCTGCCACAGTTCGATAGTGACGATGCTTGCGCTGACGCCATGGCGCTTGACCGCCATCGCCCGCCCGGCATTGGCGCCAGAGATAAAGGTCAGTTTGCCGCCGGTGAAATCGCCCGCCGCCGCGCTGTCCAGCCCGCTGACGGCAAAGCGCCGCGCATCGAAGGCGGTGAACACCGCGCCGCTGCTGGCGCTGATCGCCACGGTGCAGCGGACGTCGCCCAGATCGGCGTCGCACAGCCGCCCGAAGGCGCGGCCCACCGGCTGGTTCAACTGTTGCGCCATGCCGCGCAGTTCGGCCTGGAAGGCGCTGCCCTGGCGGGTCACTTCGCCCAGGGTGCCCGTCTTCATCAGCACGCGCTGCGCCGCATCAGCCCAGTTGACGCGCCAGAGCTGGAAACCGGCATTGTCGTAGAGGCCCGCCTGGAGGTCGTCCTCGTTCAGCGTCGCCGACGACAGCGCCCCGGCCAATGTAAGATTGTCCACAGCCAGCCCCAGCGCCGACTGGACTTCGCTGGCGGTGAAGCCCGACACCGCTTCATGGGTGACGCCACCGAAATTCAGCGGCCGGTCATGATCGGTGAAGCCCAGCACGGTGCCGTCGCCGCGCATCAACTGCCAGCACCAGCACAAGGTGGTGGCGCCGCTGTCGAGATGATCCTGCAGGCCGTCCGGCAGGGTCTTCACAGCAGGATCTCCGTCAGCGGAATGGAGGCGAGTTCGCCCGCGGCGAAGCCGGCCAGGTTGACCGACAGCGTGTCGGTGTCGAAGCGCACCGGCGTGTCGAACAGAAAGCCCGCCGTCACCGCCGCGCCATCGGCGGGGGCGGTGTCGAAGGTAACGATACCGGTGGTGGCGTCGAGGTCCCAGCCGCTGGTCAACTCCGTCCCCGCCACCGCCACCCGCACGCTGCCGCTCACCGGCTTGGCGATGGCGCGGCACCAGCTTGCGGGGCCGGAGGCATAGGTCTTGGCCAGGGCGAATTGCCTCGTGGTGCCGTCGCCGGTGCCGATGGCCTGGTCGGTGGGCGATGGCGTGGCGGCGGGGGCGCAGGACTTGAAGTCGGTAAAATCCTTGAAGCGGAAGCCGTAAAGCTGGCCCGCCCGCGCCTCGAAAAACGCGATCACGGCGGCCAGGTCGTCGAGCGTGCGCACGCCCGAGCCGACATCATAGCGCCGCCGCGAACCCGCCCAGACCGCGTTGCGCTCCTCGAAGCCGGAGCCAAGGGTGACGATCTCGGTCTTGCGCGCCGGCCCGCCGGTGGAATGAAAGGCGATGGCCAGCGGGAAGCTGACCTCGTGGAAATTTGAGGGCATTTGCTATAATCTCTGCGGCATGGACGCTGGAAAACGCATCACGGCAATGGGATCGGGGATCGCCGCAATATGCCGCGATCTGAAATCTGGTCTTAACGGCGAGAAGAAGGAAACCTGGATTGTTATTCGGGGCCCGAAAAGGCGAGGGATAGCGACCTTCCTCAATCGCAAAGGCCGTTTTCTGCTGTGGGCGGGTGATGGCCTATGGATAACAGGATGTTTGTGCCTGGTCGCTTCAGTCCTTCCGGGCGTTCCGGCCTGGATCGGATGCGTGATCGTCTTGTTGGCTTGCATGTGCAAACTCGTCGCCAACGCGCATACCGAACGATATAAGTGAAAGCAGGCGCGGCCTCACAAATTCCGCTGCCCCTGCCCCACCGCCTTGGCCAGCATCGCCGCCACCTGCGATTTCGACTTGAGAAAGCTCTGCGCGTCGGGGGTGGAGATGTTCACCGTCACCGAAGCGCCGCCCGATGAAAGCGCCGCGTTATTGGTGATCGCGCCATTGCCGGCGGGGGTGAAGAGTTCGGGCCCCTGCTCGCCGACCAGATAGCTCTGCCCGCCCATCACCGGCCCGCCCGCGGCGCGCGCGCCCGCAATCGGCAGCAGCGAATCCGCCACCGAACTGACCAGGCTTTCGATCGGTTTGGCGATGAACTGGCTGGCGGCGATGCGGTCGAAATCCGACAGGATGGCGCTGGTGAGCTGGCTGATGGAATCGCGGCCCGATGAAGCCGCCCGCGCGATGGTGTCGGCCACCGCGGTAAAGCTGCGGTTGACGGCGCTTTCGATGCTGGAGGCGGCGTCGGTTGCGGCGCCGGCGAAAGCACTGATGCCTTGCGCCGCGCCGCTCAGGTCGTTGGGATCAGCCATGGTGTTTGTCCGGATGTTGTGAAAGCAAGGCGTCGAGATCGCCGCGATTCAGCGGCGCGCGCTGGTGCGGCAGGCGCGCTTCGCACAAGGCGCGCCATTCCGGCAGCGACAGCGCCCAGAACACGCGCGGCGCAAGACGCATCACGCCAAGGCCGAGGCCGAGGGCGCGGGCCCAGGAAAAGGGGCGCTATCCCGCCCTTCTTCCGTGCGTGCCAGACCGGCCTGATCGCCCCCGGGGCGAAGCCCCGCATTGTCAAAACTCGCCGTCACCGCCCGCACCAGCTCGCCCAAATCGCATTCCAGCCGCAGCACATCGGCGGGGCAGAGATCATGGCCGCCGCCGCGCAGCAGCGCCGCTGCCACGATGGCCAGATCCGCCGCCCGCGTCTGCTTCAGCCGCGCGCCCACGCCGGACAGATCGTCCAGCCCCAGCCCGTCCTCGATCTCGGCCAGGGCGCCCAGGGTCAGCAGCAATCGGTATTGCCGCCCGCCGGCCGCCAGCGCCGCTTCGCCCCTGACCTTATTGATAAGTATCCGGTTGACCATCACGCACCCGTAAAGCTGAGCGCGCCGGCCGAAGCCAGCGAGAGCGAGAGCTTCATTTCGCCGTTATAAGGCCCGTCATATTGCAGGGCGGTGAGCTTGAACGGCCCCTGCACCGTGCCGAAGCTGGGGATCACCACCTGCCAGTTGGGCGCGGCCCCCGCGAAGAAGGTGCTGCGCAGCGCCGCATCCGACGCCGCATCCTTGAAGACGCCGCTGCCCGAGATCGAAGCCGACTTGACGCCATCGGCCAGCAGCTCGCGCCACTGATCGGCGGAATCGGCGTTGGTGACGTCGATGCTGGCGGCGTTGAAGGCGAGCGTGGTGGCGCGCAGGCCCGCCACGCTGGTGAAAACTTCCGGATCGGCGCCGTCGCCGATCTTGAGCAGCAGGTCGCGGCCGCGTTGGGCTGTCATGGGAACTCCTCGGAAAAAGAAAAAGGCGGCTTGCCGGGAGCAGCCGCCGCTTCACTTGGATTATGCGACCGTCGTCAGGGCCAGACAAAATCGGCCCTATGCGGCTCCACACACCAACCCACGGCGCGCAGAGGCTGACACCCGCTCCTGCTTTGCGGCGGCGGTAGCCACGAAAGTCCAACCTCGGTCCGCCAGAAACTGTCCGAATAGACGACGGTGCCGATATAGGTCAGTTTCTGGTAATCTCTGCTTGTGTTGGCATACCGCAGATGAAGTTCGCGCAGCAGTTCCAGCGCTTGCGTATTCGCCTTGCGAGCTTCGGCGGTTTCAGGCGGACAATGCTCCAGCCCTCCATCGGGCAGCGCCGGGCATAACTCGGGATAGCGCTGCATAATCCCGGCCAGCGCATTCAACTGGGATTCGTGTCCGTCCAGGAACGTCCTGGCAGCGGTGAT